AACAGAAGCACTATTCAACGAAGCTGAAACAGCTCGTTCTGGTGACTCATCTGTAACCGAAAACAGCAACCCTTCAGGTCTTAGCGGAATTGACGCTACTGCAGGTGACGCGTCTGGTGACTCTTCACTTGACTCCGAACGTGTAACTGGTGGTACTGCTGGCGGTATGTCAACAGCTGACGCTGAGGGTCTTGGATCTTCAGGTGCTGGACCGTCTTCTTCTTTCACTGAAATGGGTTTCACCATTGAAAAAGCAACTGTGACTGCAAAATCACGTGCTTTGAAAGCAGAATACAGCTTAGAACTTGCTCAAGATCTTAAAGCAATTCACGGCTTGGACGCTGAAACAGAACTAGCAAACATCTTATCAACTGAGATTCTTGCTGAAGTTAACCGAGAAGTAATTAGAACAATCAACAGCCAAGCTAAAACTGGTGCGTTGCAATCTTCTACTGCTATCAATGGTATCTTCAACATGTCATCAGATGCTGATGGTCGTTGGTCTGTTGAGAAGTTCAAGGGTCTTATCGTTCAAATCGAACGTGAGTCTAACGTAATTGCAAAAGAAACTAGACGTGGTAAAGGTAACTTCATCATCTGTTCATCAGATGTTGCTTCTGCTCTTGCTGCTTCTGGAATGTTGGATTATTCTCCGGCTCTTAGCACAAACTTGAATGTTGATGACACAGGAAACACATTCGCTGGTGTTCTTAATGGACGTACAAAAGTATACATCGATCCGTATTCAGCTACTGATTACGTTAACGTTGGATACAAAGGTACAAACCCATACGACGCAGGTGTATTCTACTGCCCATACGTACCATTAACTATGGTTCGTGCAGTTGGAGAAGATACCTTCCAGCCAAAAATCGGGTTCAAAACTCGTTACGGCATGGTATCAAACCCATATGTAGGTTCAACACCTTCAGACGGTCTAGCAGCGGTTAAAACTAACCAATACTACCGTATCTTCAGAGTTGATAACATAATGGCCTAACTCTGGCCAACATTACTTCGGTAATAAACTGGGAGAGCTTCGGCTCTCCCTTTTTTTTATGTATAAATAGCTATGTTAAGGAGATATTAATATGGCAACTACTACTACATCAACACTTCAGCCCCCTAGTTTTTTACAACCGACAGGTTATAAACTAGTTGTAAATAGAGTTAGATTTCCCAATCTAGAATTCTTTGCACAGAGTGTTAACCATCCTAGCATAAACTTAGCACCAGCTGTTGTACCATTCCGTGGTGTAGATGCTGCATTTCCTGGCGATAAAATAGATTATACTGAACTAAATCTATTAGTAATGCTAGATGAGAAGATGCATATCTATGATGAAATGAGAACTTGGTTAGAAAATTCTGTATATAAAAACTTTGACAATCCCAATAAAATAACAACTGCTAATCAAGATAGAACTGAATACGATATGAGTCTATTGATTCTTACGAGTGGTAATGTATTAGCAAGAACAATTACATATAAGAGTGCATTCCCAACATTCATAGGTGATATAGAATTTGCATCAACTCCAGGCACATTACAATACGTGTCATTTCCTATGACATTCAGGTTTACTTCTTTTAACTTTGCTTAACTACCGGCTTCAAACATTCTCCATCGTATCATATTACCAATTGTCTGATGTCTCCAATTGATATTTGTTACTATTTCTTCAAGGGTTTCAACTAATGTTTTCCAATAATATATCTTCTCTTCGCTTTTCTGAATATCAGTGTCAGATTCATAAAATCTTTCCATTTCGCCTTTTAATATTTTAAGACCGTTAAATGGATCAAATTCCCAGCCTCTTTCTTCCATCTCTTCTTTGGCCATTTTTCCATTGTAATATAGGAACTTATCTTTAAGTAATATCTTTTGTGCCATTTCAGCTCTCTTCAACTGCAGCTTTGAAGTCGCTCTTAACTCTAGATATTTTGCATGAAGCATAGGAGTCACCCTAGACGTTTCATCGAGTGATGCCTGAGATATCTTGCTATCTTCAGCCCACATTTCTAATACAGATTCTAAGTTTAATTTCATAAATTATAAGCTTCAGGTTGATCAATCATATTAAATGCCCATAGCTTTTCCCAACACCAATAACATTTTCCACATGGCATTGTTTTTCCCAGACTGGGATCTGTACAAGATGCCGTATAAGGAAATAATGTTTCCATTAGATCATGTTCTTCATACAATTTAGCCGTATCTTTTTTGTTCATATTTCTAAAAGGTTGCCAGGCCTGCTTTTTTATTCGTTTGGACTTGATAACCTTATATCCTCCGAATATATTGTCATCTTCTTTTTTACCAGAAAATCTATCTTCAGGCCCAATCATCATAGCTCTTTCATACCACACATCGTTTTTCTCTACTATTTCTAATGGAGGACCGGCTGTTAAAAAGCTGATTGTTAAATAATCAACGCTAGCCCCGGCGAAGTGTCTAGAGACTTCGCCATTGTATTTGTTAATTGCATTATATTTAGGAAATGTTTTATCCTCAAACTCTGTAGGTGATTTACCATAGCCAGTCAATTGGTGAATATCGTGGTCACCAATGACGCCTGGAAACATGTCATTTATTATTGATACTATTTTTTTAGCGTTTTTGTCATTTCTTGGATAATCGGGCTGGGGCTCAACTATAGTTGATATCGTAACCTTTGGGTTAAGATTATTTTCTTTTATGTGTTTGCAAATCAAATATAAGCCGAGAGCTGAATCAGCGCCTCCAGATAATCGGATGTATATTGTTTTGTACTCGTTTGTTAATTGATTTAAGTTCATACTATTATTATACCACATTTTAAGGACTTTGTACACTGTATATATAAGGTATGGACAAAATAATACTTGAGAAAAAAAACCACAGTATCATGCATGTGGGATGTGATTTTGGTATCGCAAATGAGTTAAGTGATTTCTTCTCATTCTTTGTGCCTGGTTACAAGTACATGCCAGCGTTTCGGAATAAGGTCTGGGACGGCAAGATACGATTATTTAACGTTCAGTCGAATGAGATCCACGTAGGTCTTTATCCATTCATAAAAGACTTCTGTGCTAAACGTAACTATGAAATAGAACTATCTGATGAGAACAACTATGGTTCTCCAGATGATAAAGAGGTTATAGATCCAAAAGAAATAATGAATTTTGTGAGTAGCCTTGAGATAAAATCTCGTGGTAAACCGATTGAGATACGAGATTATCAGTTTAATGCTGTATGCCATGCATTACATAATAAAAGATCCGTATTAGTTAGCCCGACAGGTTCAGGCAAATCGCTTATCATATACATTTTAATAAAATATTACCTGTCAATGCTCAATAGTAATATACAGAAGGTGCTTATTATTGTACCGACTACCTCACTCGTTGATCAGATGTATGCTGATTTTGCTGACTACGGTATGAACGTAGAAGAAGGTTGTCATAAGATATATTCAGGTAAAGAAAAAATGACTAATGCCGGAACAGTTATATCAACCTGGCAATCGATTTATAAGTTACCTGGTAAATGGTTCGAACAATTCGGATGTATTATTGGTGACGAGTGCCATGGATTTAAATCTAAATCACTTAATTCTATTATGAATAAGGCACGTGAAGCCGAATACAGATTTGGTACAACTGGCACGTTAGATGGTACACAGACGCATGAGCTTGTATTACAGGGCTTATTTGGTAGGATATATAATGTAACGACGACAAAAAAGCTACAAGATAATGACACTCTTGCTAAACTCTTTATCAACGTTATAGTACTTAAATATACCGAAGAGATACGTAAGAGTCGTGGCAAACAGACCTATCAAGATGAGATAGATTATATCGTACGAAATGAGAGTAGAAATAAGTTTATAAGAAACTTAGCTACAACTCAGACTGGCAATACATTAGTTTTATTCCAGTTTGTAGAGAAACATGGTAAAATCTTATTTGATATGATACGAGATGATGTAGATGAAGAAAGAAAAGTATTCTATGTAAGTGGTGAGACTGCTACAGGCGATAGAGAAGCCATTAGAGGAATCGTTGAAACACAACCAAACTCGATTATTGTGGCGAGTATGGGTACGTTCTCAACGGGTATAAATATACGTAACCTGCATAATATAATATTTGCATCACCTTCTAAATCACAGATAAGAGTATTACAAAGTATAGGTAGGAGCTTAAGAAAGAGTGACGACGGCCGTGAGGCCAAACTATATGATATCGCTGATGACTTGCACTGGTTAGGAAGAAAAAACTTTGCATTAGAACATTCAGCCGAGCGCATTAAAATCTATAATAAACAGAAATTTAATTATAAAGTATATGAGGTTGAATTAAAGTGAGTGGAGATGTAAGACAAATAGTATTAAGTAATGGTCAAGAACTATTATGTGAGGTCATGCAATGGCCCGATCTAGATGTAGATGATAGTGAAGTTATGATCATACGTAAAGCTGCTAAGATTATTATACAAGAGAACTTTCAGGCAGGCACCAGATGGTTTACATTTAGACCGTTTATGACATATCAAGATGATAACAGTTCACTATGCTCTCTGATGCCTCATCATGTTATGTCAATAGGTCATCCATCTGATTTACTTAAAAATCAATATATTAGATATAGTAGAATGATGGCTGCAGAGCTAGCTGAAAAGACACAAGATACTAACGATCCATTCTCTCAATATATAGAACCACCAGTATCAGAAGATTTTGATTCGGATGGCTTTGATAATATATTACCTTTCAGGATAGATCCTAACAAGCTTAATTAGGTACCTCTCCTTCCTCAACAAGACTCTATTAATTATACCAACAATTGCGTACTTTGTACACAGTTAAATGCGCATATACTAAAATAAATTAAAATAAAATAGTTGTTTA